TTCAAGGGCACGGCCCGCTATGACGGCGCGCCCTCCATCGCGGAGGCCTTCGTGGCCATCGGCCTCAACGGCGTGACGCCGACCGCCACCATGACCGTCGCCAGCGCCACCGCCAACACCTGATGATCACGGTGCGTACCTTCGCGGAGGGCGCGACCATCTACCACCAGGGCGAAGCGTATCCCCGGGAGGGCATCAAGCCCTACGGGGATCACATCGAGGCGCTGGTCAAGGATGGCCTGATCCGCGAGGATGAGGAGAAACCGAAAAAGACCCGGAAAAAGTGAGGTGATACCATGGCAGTCAACACGGACACCGCGCTGGCCATGGTGAAAACGCGGCTCAACCGACTGCCGACGGACACCACGCTGGACACGTACCTGACGGCGAGGATCAACGCGGCAATCGGGGAGATCGAGGCCACGGGCATCGTGCTGACGGACAGCATGGCCGACCTGATGCTGGTGGTGGACTACGCGGTATACCAGTACCAAAACCGCGACAAAAACACCGGCATGCCGGACTGGCTGCGGCTGCGGAGGCGCGAGCGCTGGGTGCAGCAGGGGGTGAGCGAGTGATCCTGGACAAGGGCATCGCCACCATCTACCACAAGCAGAACACCGCAGAGCCTGGCGGGAAACCGACGTTTGAGAACGTCGCTTTCTGGCAGAGCTGGTACGGCGAATTGAGTTTTGAAACCTCGCCCAGCAGGCCCACGGAGAGCCGCGAGGAGATCCGCAACGACGCGCGGGTGCGAATCCTGCAAAACCGCACCATCAACAACCATGATCGGGTGGAGCTGGCCGAAACGACCGGCTCCATCCTCGTATATGAGGTGACAAGGGCCTGGCATGGGATGGATGAGGAGAGCGGGGAGCAGATCACCGACCTGACCCTGGAGGTGATCGAGCCATGACGATCAGCGAGATCAAGGCGCTGGTGGTGGGCGTCGATCCCAACGCGGGGCACTATGACAGCGCATACCGGGGATCGAGCGCGTACACCGTATGGCGCGAGGTAAGGGCGCTCGATACGATGGCGGACGATCTGCACCAGGGCGGGTGGATGTTTCAGATCGACCGGTTCACCAAAGTGGAGGACGATGAGATCGCGGACGCGATCCGGGCGGCCCTGGACGCAGACCCGAGAGTGGCGTACCAGCACCTGGTGGACTATGAGGTGGACGAGGGATACATCCACCACATCTACGACTGCGAGGGATACTGATGGCGCGATTCGACACCAGCGGGCTGGACGATGTGATGCGCGAGATGACCCGGATGGGAGAGCAGACCGGGGACGTGGCGCAGGCCATGATCCAGACCGGCGCGTATTACGTGCGCGAGGCGTGGAGACGGGCGGCGGATGAGATGGATCACCGGGTGACCGGGGATATGATCGAGTCGATCGGATACGCCAGGTATCCGTCCTCCTTCGGCGAGGCGCTGTACATCGACATCTACCCGCAGGGAAAAGACCGCAAGGGCGTGCGGAACGCGGAAAAGGCGTTCATCCTGCATTATGGATCGAGCAAACTGCAGGGAAGCCGCTGGGTTGATCTGGCGGACGAATACAGCGAAGAAACCGCGATTCCGGCTATGCGGCAGGTGTGGGAGAAGTACATCGAGACCGGCACCGTGCCGGAGGCCCCGACGGTCGGCGGAAACAATGGCATCCTGGGGATGCTGAGTAACATGTGAGAGGAGACTGAAACATGGCATTTGTAGGCATGCTTCACCCGGTGGCGGCGACCATCGCCACCGAGGTCGAGGGCGCGGCCCTCACGTACAACGCGGGCCAGGTGGTGGGCAAGGCGATCAGCGCCACCATCAACTGGACTAGAAATGATAACCCTCTGTACGCGGATGACGCGATTGCGGAGGAGGACAACGGAATCACCGGCGGCTCCATCGAGCTGAACACCGACGACATCCTGGAGGCGGCCCGGGTGTATATGCTGGGCCTGCAGCAGGTGACCGTGGGCCAGAACACAGAGTACGAGCAGACCGAGCAGAGCGCTCCTTACTGCGGCTTCGGCTACATCCGGGTGCGCCGGAAGAACGGCGCGACGAGCTACCAGGCGAACTGGTTCCACAAGGTGATCTTCGGCGAGAGCACCGAGAACGCCCAGACCAAGGGCGAGAGCATCGAGTGGCAGACCCCGACCTTCACCGGGCGGATCATGGGCGTACGCAATGACGAGAGCGGCGTGGCGAAGTACCGCAGGATCGCGGTGTTCGACACCCTGGAGGCGGCGCTGACCTGGCTGAACGGCAAGGCGGGCATCACCTGATGACAAAGGAGGCATACCATGTTGAGTATCGGGGGACGTGACTGGGAGCTGGTATTCAACCTCGACGCCATCGACCAGATGGAGAAAAGGCTCAAGACCAAGCTGGACAGCAAAAGCATCACCGAGACGATGGGCGACCGGCAAAAGCTGGTCGCCCTGCTGTACGTGCTGGCGGAGCAGGGCGAGGCCCTCGCGGGCAGGGAGATCGACGTGGACGAGCGCTGGTTCGCCCGGCGGATCACCCTGGGCAAGCTGCCGCAGGTGCAGACCGAGATCCTCACCGCCATCAGCGAAGGAATGAAGATGGAGACCGAGGAACCCAACGAGGACGAGGAAGTGGACGTCGTGCTCGATGAGATTAAAAAAAAAGAGACGCCGGAGGGTTGAGCTATCGGATGATAGTCTCTTTCGGCCTGATTGCCGGGCTGAAGCTCCCCGAGATGGGAAAGCTGACGCCCGGCTTCGTTTGTGATCTGTACATCTACCGGCAGCGGTACGATGACCAGGAGCATGGGATCAAGCGCACCAGGCGGCCACGGTGCGAGGACTGACGAGAGGGTGGACACATGGCGCGGAAGAACGAGATGAAAGCCAGGCTCGTGCTGGAAGGCGAGCAGAAATACAATAAGGCGTTGAAAGACGCGGCGAACGCCGTAAAGACACTCAACTCCGAGCAGAAGCTGGCGGAGGCGCAGTTCAAGGCAACCGGTGACGCGGAGGAATACCAGGCGAAAAAGACGGAGATCCTGCGCAAGCAGATTGCAGAGCAGGAGAAGGCCGTCGAGGCCGCCGAGAAGGCTGTAAAGGATTTGACGGAGCTGGGCGTAAAGCCGAACAGCCAGCAGATGCAGACCTGGCAGCGGAAGCTGGCGGACGCGAAGACACGGCTCCAGAATATGCAGAACGAGCTGACCGACACGGAGGCGGGGCTTGACTCGCAGGGCCGGAAGTTCGAGGAGACCGGACGCGCAGCCGGTGAATACCGGGAGCAGATCGATGAAGCGGCGAAGGGAATCGACTTCCAGAACACCATTGCCGCCATCGATAATGTGCGGGAGCACATCGCGGGCGTGATCAAGGCCACGGCCAGGGCAGCCAAGGCCATGTGGGACTGGGAAGTGGACGCGGGCAAGTGGGCCGACGATCTGACCACGGCTGCATCGCAGGCTGGCATCGATGTGGAGACATATCAGAGCTGGCAGTACGCCTCCCGGTTCATCGACACCGACGTGGAGTCGATCATCCGCTCGCAGGACAAGCTGGTCAAGGGCATGCAATCCTCCAACAAGGACGTGGGCGAGGCGTTTCGCATGCTGGGCGTATCGATGTACAACAGCGGACTGCAGCCCACCATGCGCGACTCCATAGACGTGTTCTGGGACGTGATCGACGCGCTGCGGGAGATGGGTGACACCACTGAGGCGGAGCTGATATCCCAGACGCTGCTGGGCCGGAGTTACCGTGAGCTGAAGCCGCTGATCGAAGCGGGATCTGATGCCTACCTGGCGATGGCGGAGGAGGGCCGCGAGGTCGGCGTCGTGAGCGCCGAGAACGTGGAAGCGCTGGGGGCGATGGATGACGCATATCAGCGACTCACGGCAACCTTGGACAAGACCAAGTATTCGCTGCTGGCGGAGCTTGCCCCGACTTTTGAGACGGTGGCGGACGCGATGGCGACCGCCGTGGACGCGTTCAATGAATTTTTGCAGACCGAGGAAGGGCAGGCGGCGCTCCAGGGACTCAATGACGCGCTGTCCGGGATCATCGGCAGCATCGCTGGCGCTGCCGGCAAACGGTTTACCAAGCACGTGGAGGGAGCCAAGGCGGCCATCGATGGAGTGAACGGACCTGACGCGGC